CCTCACTGCGCTCAGTGAACTACTTTATGGGGAAGTCCCCAGCCCGGTAAGACTAGGGTAGTAGACACTAATTAAGAGCGCTCTCAACCATTTAGTACGGTTGAGCCCACCGCGTTTTTAGTCGGACGATACGCGGACGTCCCGAACTCGAAAGGAGATCTACCTCTGTAGGCTTTTCACCACGAGAAGTAAACCACTTCATAAGTGCCCCATAGTCCTCAAGAGGTTCCTGAGGAGGTTTGGCCACAACCTTCATGCCCTTAACAAGGGGGCTGTGTAGGTGCGGGTGCCAACGTTCCGGATAGTATCCGAAGACGGAGGCTCGGCCCTTAAGAGTTGACGTACTTTCGACGATAGGCATAGGGACCCGAAGGTCCTCAAGCACACCGTCCAGGTACGACGCAGCGGTCCAAAGACCCCTCCAGTAAAGGAGATTGCGTAACTCGATAGTCGAGATCAACTCTTTCGCGTCCGTTCGTGAATACGGCAAGGGACTACGCTGGCGAACGACTGTAACGTCCTCTCCATCGTAGAACTCAGCGCCACAGGACTCTCTGAACTTACCGGTCCAGAAGGACTTGTGGACGTTGACCTTGAGGCCGAAGGCCTCGAGCTCGCTAATCACGAAATTGACGTAGTCCACGGGGACGATTATATCGTCTCCATAGACACGCACGCGACCAGCTAATGACTTAATGTCACGCTGGCGCAACTGGTATCCAACTGCGCGTTCAATACCGAGGAAGATGATCGTCGCGAAGACGAGCGCCTCAATCGGAAATGTCAGCGCAGAACCCATAGACGCGAACTTGGCACGGTCCGTTGGACCATAACCAGGCACGTCGGCCTTCGTGCTTCTGCAAGCTTGCACCGCCCTCGAAAGGTTGGTGTGTCGCTGAAACAGGAGCTCTACATGCCGATTGGAGACTCTATCCGAGGCTTCGCTCAAGTCGAGCGTCGCTAGGGTACCGTTTACGGAACCCTCCCATGCGAGTTGTTGGTTAAACTCGTTGGACTCGTAGTTGACGAAGTTCCGAGCATTGTAATCTGCCTGGAACCCCTGTCGAAACATCGCGGCCAAACCTTGCTGCACGTACTGCATGTGCGTGGGCTCGAGCGCGATGATCCGTGGAGTCTTCATCGTTTTAGGCACAGAGCGGACCCTAGAGGGCTGCTCAGCGCCGGGTGGTAGGATAGTTACCGAGTTTAGTCTGTCGAGGAACCTCTCGTTGGGGACCAAAGTTCCGGTCTCCCAGTGAGGGAACTCCTTCTCTAGACGTTCGGTCCACAGAAGATGTACGTATTTGGCGTTGCCGAACACGTCATCAGCCGTGGCGCCTGGACCGTGCTTGAAGGAGAGATCACCGGTGAACGCGAGCTTACGCTCGCATACATCAAATAGATCTCCCCAGAGCACATGGCACATAGCCACAAAACGAGAAGCCCGGTAATCACCGAGCTCCTTGTCCGCCAGGCGAACTTCCGCGTCTGTTTGGACGTACTGTCGATATGAGTCATTGAGTCTCCTAGTTGTACAGGGAAGCTCAATCTTGCTTGTTAGCAAGCATACTTGCCGTATGGCTTGTATGGCCTCCACCGATGGATGGTCCTTCAGAATACCAGTACTGTGGTCGAATATGAGCTCAAGGAAACCTCGCAACAGTGCGGGGAGCCCTTCACCTCTCCGGATTCTTTTGAAGCCCGGGAAGTGTGCTGGAGTTACCTTACCTTCTTCGAGAGCCTGGGTTAGGCTCTTCTCGAAGGTGGGCAGAGTGATAGTTAAGAAACTCTCACCCTCATATTCAACGCGAGCGCGAATGGTTTGCCAGTCGCGCTCCGTGCTCACGCCACAACTCATCCCGGAATCAACCAGGACATGCCGAAGAAGGGTGTCGGTCGAGCTTTTCATGGCTCCTCCAACTAGATTGAAGGTGGTTTATCCATCTCCAGTCCATACTCGCCTTCGGTGAGAAATCTGTCAGTTCTCACCACTCAGAAGCTGAGTTACCCTTGCACCAGACGATGCGGTCAAGAAGCCCGTAAGGGCGTCCGCGACGTACTGGGCCTCCGTTGTCGTGAATCCCTGAACTGGGGTGTCGAGCGTGAAGATCGCGCTCATAGAAACAACCTGGTTCTGGGACGGCACCAGAGGATCCGTTGTAGTCTTCGTCTGAGTGAGCCGAATCTCGCTACGAGTCCGTCGCCCATAAGAGTGACGGATATCGAGCTTGTAGGCTCCATCTGCGGTCTGATAGACAGCAGATGTAAGGTCACCGCCGCGTCGCAGAAGCGACTTAGCGACGGCATTGACCGTGACAGACAGTGGGTCAGCGAACATGGACAGACAACCTTTCGACTTGTAGTACAGTCGGGAGAGACTCTGTTTGAGTCGACGCCTCCCTCCCCAGGTTTCTTACCTGAGGTTGAGTGACGGCGCGCGGGTTTTGCCCAGCGCCGCTAGGATGGCCCAACGCAACGGACTCATGTCCGGTAGGTTGATACCAAACCCGTAGGGCGATGCTTTGACCCGACGCATCACGCGAACGTGATGCTTAAGGACAACAGTGTTCACAATGTCTCGGCTATCGCCGGTACGAAGTGGACCCTGACGCGTCCAGGTACGTGTCGCCTCAATGAGGTGAGTGACGTATCCGTAGCGTAGTATCGTGTCGTTGCCGTTCAGGTAGGAAACATTCGTCATGAAGACGTTGAAGTTCCCAAACCAGTCCAGCAACCAGGACCAGGGCGTGATCTGATAAACGACGGACGGAGTTATCTCCGTTCCGAGGAGCTTGTTGGCTCTCCGGG